ATATCTGGATAAAAAAGATGCTTCCTCCTAATGTGGAATTAGTATTTCTTTTCGCTAATCCTAACGCTCCAATGCCTCAGGCTAAAAGACGCAAGGACGGAACCAAACGAAGTCATGGTGAATGGGCAGGAGCTAATGGCTTCAAATGGTATAGTGAAGAAAGTATTCCAGATGATTGGGTAGATATGGAGTACCGTGAAAGCGAACAGTTTAAAGAAGAGTATTATGATATAGATAAGGAGCAAGAATAATGATTGAGAACACAAAAGTCACAGATAACGATCCTGTGAATAGTCCTACCCATTATAATTCAGGCAAGCTTGAGTGCATCGAGGCTATGGAAGCCATGCTTAACCCTGAGGAGTTTATAGGTTACTTGAGGGGCAACAGCCTAAAATACAGATGGCGTTTCCGCTACAAGAATGGCATAGAAGATTTATATAAAGCACGATGGTACGAGGACAGACTTATTAAGTATATAGAAAAAAATGGATGTAAAGTAAAAGAGGAACCTTACCTCGATTATTTAAAGGATCATTATAATGACAACTAAAATTGGTGTACAAGATTATAAGGGAATTAAAATAGATTATTCCCGTGAAGAGTTACTTGGTGATTTTGCAATCGCCACGTTAAAAGATAGATACCTCTGGGCTGATGAAGAACATGCTCAAGAGGCTTTCGCAAGAGCATCTATATTTGGAGCAACTTATAATGAAATTACTGACTATGCTTTGGCACAACGGCTTTATGACTATAGTAGCCTACTCTGGTTTATGTTTAGCACTCCTATCCTTAGCAACGGGGGTACCAGCCGTGGCCTTCCTATCAGTTGCTTTCTTAATTATGTTCCTGATTCCCGTCATGGTTTATCTACTCACTATGATGAGAACATATGGCTTGCAAGTGGAGGTGGAGGCATTGGTGGATATTGGGGTGCTGTTCGCAGTAACGGCGTGGATACTTCTAACAGCAGTAAATCTACTGGTTCTATTCCCTTCATGCATGTAGTTGACAGTCAGATGTTAGCCTTCAATCAGGGAGTTACCCGAAGAGGAAGCTATGCTGCCTATATGAATATCTCTCACCCGGAGATTGAAGAGTTTATATCTATGCGTAAGACAACAGGCGGGGATATAAATAGGAAATGCTTGAACTTACACAACGGTGTTAACATCACCAATGATTTCTTAGATGCTGTAAAACGTGATGACGATTGGAGACTTATAGATCCTAAAACTAATACTGCAATTAAGACTGTATCTGCTAGAGATCTTTGGTGGCAGCTTATATCCACTAGGGCCGAAACAGGTGAGCCTTATATAGTTAATATAGATAGATGTAATGAAAGTTTACCTGATGAGCAAAAAGCATTAGGGCTTAGTATCAAACAGAGTAATCTATGTTCTGAAATTACATTAGCTACAGATGAAGAACGTACCGCTGTATGCTGTTTGTCCAGCGTTAATCTAGAACACTTTGATGCATGGTCAACATTAGATACCTTTATACCTGATCTAATTACAATGTTAGATAATGTGATACAACATTTTGTAGGTTATGTTGTAGGTGATTGGCCTGTACAAAATGAGTATATGATAAACAAACCTTTAAACTTTCCAGAGTTTAAGAATTGCTGCGACCCTGAAAAGATTGGCTATTCAAAAGCGGCCTATTCAGCTTACCGTGAAAGATCTTTGGGTCTAGGAGCTATGGGTTTTCATAGTTATTTACAGGCCAAGGGAATACCTTTTGAGGGTATGTATGCTGCCTCCTTCAATCACAAATCTTTTTCTCTTATTAAAGATCGGGCTTCTGCTGCTTCACGTATATTAGCTGAAGAAAGAGGAGAGGCTCCTGATATGATAGGTAGTGGTAGAAGGAATGCCCACCTCATGGCTGTAGCTCCTAACGCCTCTAGCTCTATTATCTGTGGTGGTACTAGTCCTTCTATTGAGCCAGTAAGGGCCAATATTTTTACTCATAAGACTCTCTCTGGAAGCTTTAAAGTTCAGAATAAATATCTAGATGATGTTCTCCTTGAGCTATACCCCGACAATACTAAGCGAAAGAAAATATGGAAAAGCATAGCAGAGCATCAGGGTTCGGTTCAGCACCTTGATCTACCTGATAGTGTTAAAGAAATATTTAAAACAGCAGATGAGATAAATCAGATATGGATTGTAGAACATGCCCATCAGCGGCAAGACTACATCTGCCAGAGCCAGAGCGTCAACCTATTCTTTATTCCTCCTAAGGCTACGGAGCCTCAAGAAGTACATGATGAGTATCTCCAGTATATTAATGATGTACACTGGGCGGGTGCCAAGAACTTAAAGTCTATGTACTATCTCAGGTCAGACGCAGCAAGATCTGCTGAGAATGTAAACATTAAGATTCCTCGTATCAACCTTTCTGAGGGGGAGTGCCTAAGCTGTGAAGGCTAAAACACTTGTAGAAGTTAAATGGGATGATGCTTGGACTGACTTTCAGGACGTTGAGGTGTCGAGAGCAAAAAAACTAAAGCCCATACCAAGAACCACAGTAGGATGGTTGGTAGAAAATAATAGTGATTGTGTTGTATTATGTACAGATTACTATGACAAAGATAAATCAATAATAAACACGCCTATTGTTATTCCAACAGGAATGATTAAATCTTTACATAAATATGAAGTCATATAGGTATTGTAATTGTGGATTTAAAATGATGGAGGTCTTAACCTATGACGAGGATGACCCACAAAAGAAGGTACAGCATAAAGCTTGGCAGTGTCCCTATTGCCGAAACCGTATAGAAGATAAGGAGAAAAAGTGAGTTTACTATCAACACGCGATTACTATAAACCTTTTGACCACCCTTGGATGTTTGATTACTATTTCCAACAGAACCAGATGCATTGGTTCCCTGAGGATGTACCTCTACACAACGATGTAAAAGATTGGCAGGATATGACAACTGCTGAAAAGAATTTACTTGTGCAAATCTTTAGACTTTTTACCCAATCAGACGTTGATGTGGGTAAAGGATACGTAGATAGGTACATGAGAATCTTTAGAAAGCCTGAAGCCCGGATGATGATGGGTTCATTTGCCAACATGGAATCGATACACCAACACGCCTACAGCCTGTTACTAGACACAGTAGGTATGCCAGAGACAGAGTATAAAGCTTTTGCAGAGTATGAGGAGATGGCCTCTAAGCATGAGTATATCAATGACCTGAAGATTTCCAAGACAGATAAAAAGTCTATTGCTAAGAACCTTGCCGTATATAGTGCCTTTACAGAAGGACTACAGTTGTTCTCAAGCTTTGTAATACTGCTTAACTTCCCACGTTTTGGTAAGATGAAAGGGATGGGACAGATTGTAAGCTATAGCATTAAGGATGAATCCCTACACGTTGAGGCTATGACCAAGCTATTCAGGGAGTTTATACAAGAGAATTTAGATATATGGACTGATGAGTTTAAGAAAGAAATCTATCAGTCATGTAGAGATATGGTAAACCTAGAACAGAAGTTTCTTGATTTGGTATTTGAACTTGGTGACATCCCCGGCCTAACACGCAAAGAGATGTCGGACTATGTTGAATATATTGCAGACCGCAGACTGCTTCAGCTTGGCCTAAAGCCTAACTACAAAGTAAAAGAGAACCCCTTAGATTGGTTAGATGATGTGCTAGGCGTTGAGCATCAGAACTTTTTTGAAGGCAGAGCTACCGCATATATGAAAGCCGGACTCAGGGGTAAGCAAGAAGGAATCACTTTCTCGTGAAAAAAGGTAATATTGTTTCTATGGCAGTTCAGCTAGGAATTGATGGTAATATATACTGTGAGTTCGCTGAACTTCCTTTTGAAGAAATAGAAAAAGTATTTAAAAATAAATACGAAGCCTCTTTAATAAAGACTATTCATACGTTTATGAATAAGAAATTTAAAGAGTCTTCGATTTCTTTAGAAAAAGAAATGCAAGCAGTTACTGCTACCATAGTTAAGTAGGATATTCATTAGTACGAATCATAGCGGCTATTTCTGTAGCCCTATTCCCTACTTGATCAGCCCATCGAGATCTCAAAAATTCATCGGCTGCTTCTGTGTACTTACGCTGAGACATAAAGTCTAAGGCTTTGACAAAAGTAGCTAGCCTTGGAACCCCCATATTAAATGCTAGATTCAACAGGGCATCCTTCCTAGCTCCTTCTAAATACTTATAGAAATAAAATCTTTCGTTTAGCTCTTCATGAAAGTTTTGTATGTCATTCTTCAGGAGGTATCTGGCCTCATCTTCACTGATGCCACAATCTTCTAAGTTTCTACCCACACCGATAGTTAATTTATTTGAAGTACATCGGTAAGGTTCAAGTTTTAAACCTTCATGTCTTATTAGTAAATCAATCAGCCCCATAAAGCCTTTCCCTTAAAAGATTTTCATAGCCTTCATCATCCAGATGAGTAACAGCAATCCAAGCGTGAGACATCTCATCACCAGTACGGCTTCCACCTACCACCCACTGATCAGGATCAGGGTTATTAGGGTTATCTTCTGTGTTGTCGTACCATTGTTTTACTACCATTACTTCTCCTGCAAGCAACAAGGGAGCCTCTGAGGGGCTGTATAGATGACTGTGGTGCCAAGTAGCACTCCAATTAGATATCTGACTGACGGGTCTTGTACGTCCTGTAAGGGGGCTAAATATCTCTAGTGAAGCAGCATTCATACGAAGATGACCGTGGGGCTGGAAGCTATCTATCCTGACAGGGTGATCAAAGCTGTGAAACCCTTGTGTCATAGTGTAACCATTAGGAGGAATAATTAAATGTCCATTCTCATAACCATCCCTTAGAGGATAGAGCTTTAAGTCTTGTTGATAGACATCGTTGTTAGCTTGATAGTCTTCTTCATGAAACCATAAACCAATCTCTACCACATTATCTTTAATCATGTTCCCTTCTGCTGTGGCTCCTACACCACCGGGAAACATATGGATATCCCAACGCACCAAAGAGTTAGCAGGGAAAGTACGGCACACTCCTTGAGGCATTAATTCACCCCACTTGCCCATAGCATATTCAGTCAACTGACCATACTGCTGCAGCTCTCCTTCATCATCATATACATATACATCTGAGTTAGCGTGATGAACTACAGCCGCTGCATCACCCCTAGGCTTAACCTGTACAGCTTTTATACAACGTGTTTCAGCTAATTGAGGATCTACAAACTCCTTGCTCCATAGGTCATTGCCAGTAGCAGGGATGTCGTAGGATGAAGAAGGTATGATAAGGTCAGGACTACCAAACTCTGGCTCAAAATTCCAAGATTCTAAACTAGGTAGGGCAGGAGGCTGAACAACTGTATCTCGACTACCATAAGGAGAACCAGAGTTTACCCAGTTCACAACAGTTTCTATTTGATCTTGTGATAGTCTCCAATCTCCTTCAAGGTTTTGAATGCCTATATGATCATCATAAGCATAAGGGGGCATCTCTCTATTAGCTACCTTATGGGAAATTAAAGGAGACCAAGGTCTTACCTGTTCATAAGTCTCAAAAGACATAGGGCCTATACCGCCTTCCCTGTGGCAGACAACACAGTTATTATTTATTATACTTGCTACCGTATCGACATATGTATCATCGGCTTGAGCCGCCGTAGCTAGTCCCATACAAACAGCTAATAAAGTCTTTTTCATATTACCACCTATCAAATAGTTGATCCGCAGAGCAGTGAGGCTGTGATCTACAGTCTCTAAGATTCATCTGAAACAATTCCTCAGGCATAGTGTTAGGAAACTCTATAGGAAAATCGTAGTTCGATGTTGAACAGCCAGTTAAAATAAGTAATGCACATAGTGAGTATTTCATAATTATCTTAGATTGTATGCAAAACTACCAGATTCTACTTTATCTAGATCGTTCACATTAAATACTAAATCTTCTCCATATATTAAAGGTTTCCCTTCAGCTAATTTTTTACTTGTGTTGTAATAGGCTAGTGCCAGTTTAGTTTTTGCATCTTCTTCGTTTTCTGCCACATCTCTTAGATTAGCACCGTATGCATTATTAACCATATCTAGTTTTTCAGTATTAGGGTTTTCTCTAAAAAACGATTGGCCTATTTCCTTTGCCTGAAGTAAAGGATCTTTAAGCGTAGAGCCATGCTTGTATACTAGGTAGGCATGATTTAAAGCATTGAAGGCTTCTTCATCAGCCCCCGAACCAAACTTCCCGAACCCTGCTTCATCAGTAGGTATCATAGATCTTTGAGGTATTAGGCCCTGTTCAGCAAATTGATTTACTAAACGAACAACTTCTTTTTCATGAGCGCGTTGCTGTTCTGCACCAAAGCCTAAAGCTTCGGCTCCAGCCGTAAGAGTTTTATTAAATATCTTTTTTAATACGCCGCCGTCTGCAAAGTCGGCTCTATCAAGTTCTGCTATCCTTTCTTTTCTTTCTAATAGCAGCTCTTTTAATTCTTCAGTATCACCATTTGCTTTTGCCGTGGCTATCATCTCTTCGTATTCTAGCTCTATGTCGGCTATTTGATTGGCTATTGTACTGTCCTGTGCAAAGTCATCATAGGCCATATCCCTAGCTCTAATATTATCTAACTCATTTGTGATCAAAAAAGTTTCATCTGCTAAGTCTTGACCAGTTTCCATACCTATTTCATCTGCCAGTTCACCCGACCTATTGAACACCTGAATTTCTTCATCTGTATATCCTCTAAGTCTTGAAAACTCTTCGCCACCTACCTCGCCTTGTTCTAGTATTTCAGGGGGAATAGGACTATGCTTTTCGTCTAACAAAGCGCGAGTATTAGTTTGTAGAAATTCTACATACTTTGGATTAGCTGTGCTTAACTCCAAAGGAATATCCATATCCTCAATAGGTGTATCTACAGCATTAACTATTCTACTAGCAGCCTCTTGTGCTGAGTCTCTAGAGACATTTCTTTTAGAATATTTTTCAATCACATCTGCTAGTAGCCCTATAACAACTTTACCACCGCCAGCAAATTCTACGCGCTCTTCCTCATCAATAAAGGCTCCACCAGCCTGTTCATTATAAGGAAGACCTGTCAAACGATCTATGCGCTCATCAGGTTCTTCAGGGGCATTAGGCACATTATAAACTTCACCGCCTATGGAAAACAAAGTTCTTCTTAGGGGAGAATCTTCTTTAGGTCTTTCTAGCCTAGTGCCTACCATATTGGAATATTGCCTAACAATTTCTTTAACAGTAGACCCAACAGACTCTCCCGGCCCAAACCGCATCTTTTCGTATGCGTTCCTAATCAAATCTGAAGATACTTGTGTGGGCATATATCGACCACTTAAAAACTGGCTTATAGTTTTATTACTAAGATTTCCATCTTGTAAATACTGTGCTGTTTTTCCTTTGCCTATTAGATCTATAGAGGCTTCAACTTTTCTAGAAAGCTCTTGAGCATTTCTGTACAAAGCCTTTTCTCTATTAACATAATCTCCTACAATCTGATCCTGTGTTGATCTATAATTTACAAAAACACTCTGTAGGTTTCTGTTATCTTCGTTATAGTCTGATATAGAAAATCTTAAAGAATCTTCAGGGGCTAGCTCTTTAAATCTTACACCTAACATTGCAACAAGCTCAGTAGAAACTAAGTTATTCTTTCCTGTGTACTTATTAGGTACATCCAGCCCTGCTTCAAAAAGATTCTTTGTCTGAGTAACCACACCCGGAACAAACGCCTCTAGAATATGATAAGGAGTAGCTTCTAGTCTTTCTCTTTTAGTCATGTCTGCGGTAAACAGAGCCTTACCTTCTGGAGTTCTACCATTGCCTTTCATAGCAAACCCGACATCTGTTATTGCTTTTGTAAGTATTGTTTCATCTACATATGGTCTTACTAAAGCATCTACTGCACTTACAGTAGCATCCGCTAAATATTTATCTAGTCTCTCTCCCTGTAAACTGCCATCGCGTATTTCACGATAAGCCGCCATTAGTGGTTCTTTAATTACACTATAGCTATCTAAAAACTGTGTATCAGATGTATATAACTTATCATCCATTCTTAGAAATAACTTTGGCGCATCCTTTGACCAAGGAGTTTCAGTCAAAGTCTGTGCAGCTTCCCTCTCTTCTTCAGTTAATCCTGCAAGTTTAGCAGTGGCGGATCCAGCAGCATAAAAGGCTCCGTTAGTAGCAAGAAATCCTCCAATTCTTCTTAGTCCTCTAGCCTTTAAAACATCGTTACCTGAGGTTATTTCGCGTGAGGCTTGTCTAATTATATTTCCTGAAGTTCTAATAATCTCAGCAGGAAAACTTACAAAGCTACCAACCGGTGCGTTTCTTAAAGCCTTTATACCTTTAGGAACTCTGTCATAGTTAGGTAGAGTATCTCTGATTACATTAGCAGCCTCTTCTTCAAGAGTAGCTAGTTCTCTATCCGGGAATGCCTCTTTAAGAGTATCTAGCTCTTGATTGTATGCGCTTATTTTGAAGAGATCGTCAGTAGCAACATAAACATCTTCTACAGCATCGACAACCTTACCACCATACTTTCCTATTTTACCTAGCTTATCTCTAAGTTTACTGGGGTCAATAAGAGTATCTATATCTGACTCCATTAGAGATCTAAATTCCCCAACCCTTACATTAGTGTTTATAATGCCTAGTCTTAAATACTTTTCATAAAGTGCATCTAAGGTTACATCTTGGCCTTTTGTTAGTTGATTTTTAAGTGTTGTTCCTGCACCACTGAACTCGTAAGGTTTTAGTCCGTTAGCTGTTCCAAACTGTAAACCACCTAATAGGTTTCTAGCTTGTGTAGTCACACTGAATACAGTTTTAGCAGCCTGTGAAGATCCTTTAAGTGATAAGAAAGTTCTGTACGCATTAGCTAAAATATTGTCAGCTTGTGGGGCTGATAGAAAAGATTCGTTTTGTTTTATTGCAGTGAGTATTTCAGGAGTTGTATACTTGCCATCTAGTATTGAATTAGTTCCTGTTATCTTATTCGCATCTTTAATTAAATCTACAGGAGCATTATCTTCATCAAAGATGTATTTACCCTGAGTGCCTAGCTTGTTTAAGTTACTATAAAACTTGCTAGTCTCTACAAACCTAGACATCTTACTTACGGTAAGAACAATGTTATCCGCAGGATCTGTTATCTCTCCCATTAAGGCTCTAATTTCAGGAGGTATTTCTTTTTTACCTGCTAATATTTCACCATTAATTCTTTTGGCTTTTACAAAATAATCTCCTGCTGCGTTTCTATCTGCAAAGCCTCCCTGATCTAAAATATTATTTATTTGTATCTCTGCTTGCCTGTACGCCTCATCTAGATCCATTGCACCCTGAGTTTTATCCATAGTTTGTTGGACTAGATACTCTCTGGCATCATTGACAACATCTTCAGATGGTTTGAATCCTGTATCCTCAAATAAACGATAAGACCTTCTTAGATACGATCCTATATTTTCATTTACAAGTTCTTTAATCTCTAAGGGTATGCTAGAGCTTCCTGTTATTTCTTTTGATAAATCATCAATAAGCTCTCTGGCATTTAAAACTTCTTCTGCTACCTCAGTTGAAAAACCAAACTCTTCTTCTATATCCATCAAAGCAAGTTTTCTATCAGATCTTCCTAGATCTTTTAACTTTGGATCTGTAAGAACTTTTTGAACTTTATCGCTTATATCAACGTCTGAGTTTTTAGCCATCTCATCCATAGCTGTAGTTAATCTAGTGGCTATGTGTTCGGCTCTACTGACAGCAGATCTCTGCGCGTACTGGGCATCATCAAAAGCACTCTTAGCTTTGGTTGTAAAATATCCTCTCTGAGTAAAAAGCTGCCTAAATACTCTATTTAAACGACTGCTTCGCTGCTGTTGTACTTGTGCAGCCCCCTCAGCAGTTTCGTTAAACTCTATTTTATCTTCACGCTTCTGTAATCCTGCTCTTTCTCTAGAATCTTTTAGATAATCTACAAATACCTCACCCCTTTCCTCTGGGCTAAGATTTTTAGCGTTCTTGTTAAACATTGAACGCGCTTTTGAGTAGATGTCCACGGCTCCTTTTCCACCCGCTACAGCCATATCTACTAAGGCACCAAGCGCAAGACCCTCGCCTACTAACTTTAAACGCTTTTCAACTTCAGAGTCCGTTTCATCAGTTGCTAAATAAGCCGATATGTCAGCTACAGTTGTCTCAGGAAACGCTTCTTCTAAAAAGTTAAATAAATTTTCATCTTCATCGCCCAGTAGCTGATCCGTAAGCATACCACTCAAGGCTCCTTGAACTATCCTTGGAGTCTGTGCTATTGCTTTAATTCCCGCTGCTTTTGAACCTACCGCAAGATATGGCACAACTTCCGCAATCTGCCCAGTAACAGTTGTAGACCCTCGCACTTTACCTGTTTCTGGATCTAAAAGATCTGGTTGTCCTTGTGTAGCTAAAGCCGCTCCCATTTGCCCAGAAAACTTTTGAATAATTTCACGATGTTCTTTGGGTGCGAAGGATGATAAAACATCGATTCCTGTTCCTATTATACTCGCTTCAGTACGGGCCAAAACTTTTCTAAAATCAAAG